GGCGTGAAGACGGGCTGGCCGCGATCATCGATGACGACATGCTGCCGCTCGATCGCGCGCACGATCACGGCTTTGACCTCTTCGAAGCCCTTGATGTCGTCCGCGTCCATGCGTGACGTGTCGACATCCAAGTCCATCGCTTCGCAGAAGCGCTCGAACTCGGCTTCGGCGACCTCGCGTGCGACCCCACGCGTCAGGTCGAGCACCTTCGCTGATTCCATGTCTCCCCCTCATTCCTACTGCTTGGTCAGCTCTCCGGGCCCGGCAAGCGATAGCCCCGCGGTCGACGCCTGCGAGGCGTACTCGACGGCGTCGACGACGGTGCCGCGCCCCGAATACACGGCACCCGAGGCAAAGGTGATCGCGATGGCGTAAAAGCCGTCGATGTCGGCACGTCTCCCGTTCTGCAGCTCCTGGAGAAACTCTTGGTCGGCCCGCAGGTCGTTGACGTCGATCACGACACCACTCAGCGACCAGCCGCTGCGCGTCTTGATCACGCGCGCGGTACTGTCGCCGTTCATCTGCAACTCATTCTCGAAGCCGCCGAGCTTACGCGCGACGTCGGCATCGGCCGCGACGCTGAAGTTGCGCCCGCGAATCGACACTGATTCGATGCTTCCGCCAGTCGACATGTCCATCTCTCCTGCGGACAGCGCGCCCGCGTCGTGGGGTTACGCTGCTGCGCTCGCTCCGAAGTAGAAGCCGAACCCAAGCTCGATTCCCTTCTGAACCGTGTTGCCCGAGAGCTGCACGATCAGCCGGAGGTCAAGTCGCTTCGGGTTCATCGCGTTGATCGACGCGGTCGTCTTCTTCTTCGCCGACGCCGGATCCGACAGAAACGCGTACAGCCCGAGCGAGTCGATCAGTGCGTTCGCGGCGGCAACGGCGTCCTTCGGCTTACGTGCTGCGTAGTTGACGACGGGCTGATCGTTGGGCACGAGCGGCGCCCCGTCCCAGTCTTCATTTTCGAAGATGAGCGAAAGGTTGAAGATGATGTTCTGCAGCTTGACGATGTCGCACACGTACCGGAAGCCGGGTGGTTCTTCCCCCGTCGGACGGTAGAACGTGACGACGTCGGACAGGCAAACGATCCCGTCCTTGATCTCGATCGTCGACGAGCCGTTCTTCACGGCCAGGTCGCGCGTCCGATAGTCCCACTGTGCACTGTCAGGCCCGGGCGTCAGTCCCGTCAGGCGCTGTGAGCCATAGTCGCGCGGGGGGTTGTTGTTCGCGATCCGCGCGATCCGCGCGAGCGCCCGCGCAGCGACCACGACGGGGAGATCTTCGGCCCCTGGCGACACGATCTGCGCATTGACCCGATCCGTGCGTCGACCTGCCGAGACGGCGGTGGCTTCGGCGACCGCGGCCGCCGTCGTCCCGACGAACGACACGAACGGCTTGCGGACGAGCTCACCCCATCGCTGCTCGCCGAAGGTGGCGAGCTCGTCGAGCGCCTCCGTGTCGGTGACGTCGAGGCCATTCAGGACGAGGGTCTCCCACACGTCCACGATTTGCCCGAGCGCACTCGCCACCGAGGGGTTCCCCGCCCCGCCCGACGGCTGCGTGAAGGCGAAGGAGACGCCGTAGGACTCCCCTTCCACCGACAAGCGGATGGCATTGGCGCTCGAGCCTTTCCACTTCGAGGTGAGCTCGAGCTTCGTCGCAGGGACTTCGATCGTGAAGTTGTCCCCAACCGCGAAGTCCGTCGTGCCATCGGTGATCGTGAACTGCAGCCCCGCCGCGTCGACCTCGGTCGTTCCGCCAGGCGCAGGTGTCAGTGTGACCGACGAGACGGCAATCCCGTCCGGGTCGCTCAGCACGAACTTCCCCCCGTCCGAGATAGCTCCGGTCACAGCCAGCTTGTAGGAGCCAGGGCGGGGCGTACCTGCGACCGACAGCGCAGTTACGGTGCCGTTGCCCGTGTTCGTGCCTGGCGTCGAAGCTGCCACCCCATAGGTCGGCAGGACCGTCACAGGCATCTCCAGGACCGACTGAATCGCGACCATCACCGATCCCAGAATGTCCGAGACCGACGCACCTACAGGGATCGTGAAGCTCGACGAGCGAATCCCGCCAACCTTCACGCGATAGCTGGCCGCGCGGGTCTGGGTTCCTAGGGCCGTGATGTCTCCCGTAGCTTCAGTTGCGCCGGCCGCTTGCTGCAGCGGATAGACCGTCACGGGCACCGTGCCGACTCCGTCGCCATTGATCGGTTGCAGCTGAAGCATCGCGAGGTGTGCGGGCGAGCCGTACCCCACTTTGCTCCCCACCTCGCCGGCGGTGCGCGCCGCGAACTTCGTGGAGCCATAGGCCGCATCGGTTGCGCCCTGCGCGATCACCGCAATCCGCTGCGGCAGGTAGAGCACCGCGCCTTCGCGCAAGTCCTTGTAGGTCGTCTCAATGCCGAGCACACGGGCAACGGCGGATGCGTCGATGGTCATGGGTTCAGACTCCCTGGAAGGTCGCGGTGAAATAGGAAAGCTTGCCGTCCGGCGCGCGTCGCACGTTGAGGGAGAGCAGTTCTAGCGGCTCGCCGCGGACCTGCGGCGAGTACTCGGAATGGTCGACGGTGAGCGTGATCCGCGCTGCGCCGACCCGCTGTACCTGCAGCGCATCGAGCTGCGGATCCATCGTTTCGATCGAGGCGATCCAGCGTCCGCCAACCGTGCCGCGCAGCCCGAGATAGGTGTACTCGGCACTCATCAAGTAGTTCCGGACGAGCCGGATGACACGCTGCACCTCGAGGGCGGCGAGCTCGTCGCCTGGACGGTGCCCGCCCCCGGGGACGTCCTGGCTTACAGCAACTGCGTAGCAGTCGATGAAGTAGGTCGAGTCCGCGCGTTGGCGCTCGACCACGTTGGACGACGACTTGATGTAGGTCGAGCCCGAGTAGCTGACGTTGACGATGGGCCGGGGCGGGTCCTCCCCTTCGACCAGGTCGACGAACTCGCCGAAGGGGTTGGTCCGCTCGGTGTACACGCGCAGATCCCAAGGCGTCGGGTCGCGTGCGGCCGCGGTGGCAAGAAACTGCTGCTGCTCGGTCTCGATCAGGAGCAGCGCCCCGATCTGATCTCGCACCAGCTCGAACACGTCGACCTTGTCGACGAGCTCGGTAAGCTTGGGAGCGAGCATCAGCTCACCCCGCTCTTATAGACTTCGCCGACGCACCGGACGCTCCCAAGATCGTTGTCTGGCAGGACCTCGATCACCTTGTACGTGCGCTCGATGCCGTGCGCGTCTGCGAAGCGGACGGTCCACGGCTTAGACGACCCCTCCGAGACAGCACGCACTTCGCCAAGCGGTGCGAGCACCGCGGGCAAGAGCTGCACCGTCACGCGTCGCCCCATGATTCCCAATCCCGTCTCCGGGTCCACGACCTCGCCGACGTCCGACGCCAACCCGGCAAGCGTCACGCTCACGCCGGCGGGATTGGTCACGGTGATCGCAGTCGCGAACGCCGTCACATCGGAAAGGATCGCCGCGTGGTCGGCGATCGCGAGTAGGCGCAGGCTCACTCACCCCGTGGGCGAGGACGTGCCGCCACCAGGCGACTGTCCGGACTCAGCGGGCTGCGCAGGCTCGCTCGGCTTCCTGTCGGTCTTGACGACGTACCCGAGCTTCTCGAGCTCCGTGAGCCGCTCCGCCCCGCCCGCGACGTCCTTCTCGCTGATCTCGGCACCCGCATCATGCAGGTCACCCCGGGCACCCGTGAGCGACTTCCCTGGTGCGACCCGGTAGCCACTCGCGGAGGGCTCGGGCTTGCCCTTGGCCGCGACCTGCCCGGGGATGGGCGCGATCTCGTCGGGCTCCGAGCCTGGGAGGGATTTGGACTGAGCTGGATCGGTCGTCTGCGCGCCGCCCGACGTCCCCTGCGTGCCGCCCCCATCGCGCTCAGCCTTGAGCTTCTGCAGCGCGGTGAGCGTGTCTTCGAGCTGCTGCGTGCCCTGGTTCGTGAGGTCGGGCGGCGTGATTTGCAACGCGCCCGCGAGCTGATTGATCTGATCGACCAACTGCTTGTCTTGCTTGTTTGCCATGGTCTCGCCTTACACCCTTGTCTTGAGGCAACCGAACGTGTCGATCGCGGTTGGGATGGTGAGCGGGCGAGTGCCCGCCTCGAGCTTCAAGTGCTTGCCGTCGGGCGTGAAGTAGGCGTTGACCGTCAGATCCAGCTTCGAGGCGCCGTCGGAGATGCGGGGCGGAAGGAACTCGAGCGCAGGCGCGATCGGCGGACGAAGCAGTGGGATGCCGCCCCAGGTGAGGTCGAGCCGCGTCCCTTCGGACAGCATGATCACACTGTCCGTGCTCACGTACTCCTTGACGATGTTCGTCTGGGGGTCGACGTAGGTTCCGTCGTAGACGTACAGCTCGTACTCGTAGTTATCGAGGAAGATGGTTCCCTTGTAGGAGCCTCCGCCGGGAACCTGCCGCGGCTCGATGTTGCCGACGTTGATCCGCAGAAGATTGAAGAGCTCACGCACTTCCTTCTTCGCGAAGAAGTCACGCCAGGCACGCTTTCCGAAGATGAGCCGATTCGGCAGCCCTCGACCGTCGCGCCGGACCTGGTCCGCTAGCGACTGAATGTCAGCGAGCGGATTGTCCGAGCCGCCTCCCCAGTCCGCGCTGGCGGTCGGGAAGTGCGCGGTGCGTGGCCCGAAGTCGAGCACGAAGAGCGGTCGCCCGGCGTTGTCGGTCAGGGTCAGCTTTCCGGTCTGCAGCACCTGCGCAGCCATGAGCTCGACCGAGCGCCGGATCTTCATCTCGAGCTTGCGAAATACCTGGAACGCCTGCTCCGTGGCATTCGCGAGGTAGCTCGGATCGGTGAAGATGTCCTGCCCCGGCATCCGGCGAATCATGTCGTAGGACGTGATCGTCGCAGACTCGTCGAAGATGGGCGGCGTGAAGCCCTTGTTCTGCCAGAGCGTGAGCTCGTTCTCGCGCGTCCCGGCACTCAGGTCCTGGACGACGATCGCGACCTCTTCCGAGTCGCGCATGATATCGAGCGACACCATCTCCGACGTGTGGAAGTTCTGCGGCGGGCTCTCGAAGAAGCTCGTCAGGAATAGGACCGGGCTCGCCCGCTCCACATACATCCTGATCAGGTGCTGTGTTGATTCGGTGCTCATGTCTGGACCTCCTGCGGACGCACCGAACCGAGCACGCGCGCTGAACCAGTTCAGCGAAGCGCGACGTTGGTCGCCGACGGACTTCGAAGTGGAAGGGTGGGTTAGGCCGTCTGCCCGACTTGCTGCACATCGACCGGCGTGATGCCGTAGTCGCGGAGCTGGTCGAGAATGGCAGGCGTAAGGTTGTTGCCGTGGCCGTCGGCCGCGATGATCAGCCGGTTGCGGTTGACCTCGCCCTTGACGAGCGGTCGTGCCACGACGTCTCCTGCGCCGACGGCGACGACGTCATAGGTCAACACCGCGACCGGCTTCTCGCTTCCGTCGCTCGCGCCCGTGGCGAATGCCTTGAGCTTGCCACCCGCGGTGACGCGGCCAAGGAGAGTCCCCTTGAGGAGCGTCGCCGCTGCCGCAAAGGTGATCACCTCATCGCGGAACTGCTCGTCCTTGAGCGCGATCGAACCGCCGTACCGGATCGTGGTCGTTTCGATGGTTGCCATTAGCTTGCCGCCTTTCCGTGCCGCGCCCGGAGAGCCTCGACGACCTTATCGCCGAGGTCCGGCACGACCGCCGGTGCACCAGCTGGCGCGCTCGTGCTCAACGACTGCACTGCCGCCACGGCTGGTCCAGGCACATGTGCAATTTGCGCGGAGCCATCGACTGCCCGCGCCGTCTGCCGATCGTCGACTTGCCGGACAGCACGATCGCGCGCGTTCAGCGCGAGCGCGGTGTAGCGTGCGCTCGCGGTCATGTTGAGCGCCGCCCCGCTCTCGATCGCCTGATACGCGATCGTCAGACCCTCTTCGCCGCCCGTGCGACCGAGGGTCAGGTGCGCGCCGACACGGTCGCGCTCGGCCGTCTCGCCTTCTACGAAGGCAGCCTGATACACATCAGGATGCTGTAACTTCAATGTGCGCAGATCCATCGTCCTCTCCTTTTCTTGGTCGTCGACGGCGCTCTGCGCCCCGATCGTCTCTATGTTGGGCGCCTGCTGAACAGCAGCGGCACCTCCGATAGTGCGCAGTGGCGGCCGCGAAATCGAATCGATCATCCGGCGCTTCTTCGCATCCCCAGCAAGCAAGTTCGCGCCACGCCCGAAGGTCTCGCGCACTTCCTCGGCAGTCAGCCCGCGGCCCCGCGCAATGGCATCGATGAAGAGCTCGTAGATCGCGTCGAGCTCGCGCCGCACAACAGCCTTTCCCTCTTCGGTCGTGACGTCGGGGCGCTTGTCGGGGCTGTCAGTATTGGTGATCTCTACGACGTCGTCTTCCACGACGTAGGTCGCGGCGGCGCCCACCGAGCCGAAGCGAGCACCGACGCTCTGAGCCTCGATCTTGCCGGCAGCCGCCGCGATCCCGTACGCGGCGCTCAGCGCGTTCGCTGCCTTGACACTTAGCGTCTTGCGCGAGCGCGCCATCTCGAGCGCAGCAAGCGCTTCGTAGAAGCCGTCGACAGTGCCACCAGGGCTATCGATCCATAGGACGATATCTCGAATCGAGGGATCGCTCTGTGCGACTGCCAGGCTTGCGATGATTTCCGTGTAGGTGGTATTGCCGCCCCCGAAGAGAAACGCGATGATGTCAGGCGCCTTGGTCAGGATTCCTTCGATACGGATCTCTGCCGTCGCGCCCGCGATCTTCATAATGTACGGGAGATCAGCGCCCGACCGTGCCTCTTCCCTCAGGCGCTCTTGAAAGACCAGAG